ATATTGAGGCGAAAAGCTGGAGGTGATCTGGTGGTGGGTAACGTCTAAGGCGCAAGGTCGTATTTCGCATAATCGGCAACGTTACGTTTAATCGTGTCGGGATGATGGTTAGCGGTCCCGGCGCGATTTAATGTAACGTTGATTATGCGCTGCGCTATCGAACTTGAACCCTATGTCATCAAGACCGCCGAACTCTACGCCCCAGGGCGCAAGGGTTCTGACGCGGTTTCGTGGGTCCTCGATGACTACCCCCGTCTTGTTGCTGAGATCCGCGATCTGCGCCGCCGGGTAGCGCAGATTGATTCAGAGGCCCACGCCCTGGACACCCGTCTAGCGGCGCTCCAGAGCGCTTGCATGGCTATCTTGCAGCTTTAGGTTAGGCGTCCTCACAGTCACGCTGTATCGCGATATAGCGCGGAATAACCGGGCCGGCATTACGACTGTCAACAAACGGACGGCCTGAATGAATCATTGCGGAGTGGATCAAATCATCCAGACGGTAATAAATCTCGGAAGAAATCACCTCAGCCTGATAAAGCGCATAGATAGCGCCGTTGCACCGGCCGTAGTAGGCCATTCGATTCAGTGAATCCTGCTCGATACGAAGGCGAACAATGTCCGCCCAAAACATATGAATCCATCTGCCAGACATGCTTCCGCCTTGTTTTGATTTCATCCGCTCACGGTAGGCGCGCTGCTTCTCGGCTGGCGTCATGGCCTTGCCTGTCGCTGGCCGCCCGCGACGCTTCTTGGCTGGCTGCTCGTCCAGGGGCAGGGCTTGGGTTTGTTGGTCTGCTGGGTCGATCATGGCGGAGGGTCCGTTTCGTTGTTCGTGCTTTAATTATAGTAACGTTACCATAAATAAGATAATTGTATGTTGCTATCGCGCTCGCACGTCTGATAGATAAAGTAACGTTACCTTAATTTATCCTCGACCTCGCCGCTCGCGGCGATTAGTCGCCTGCACTGCCTCCTGTCGTGCTGCATAGCGCCTGCGACGATACCCCCGAAGGGGCCGCAACCATCGACCCACAAAAAAAGCCCCCAGCGGCCTGTATGGCTCTCTGGAGGCTTCTCGCGATCTTCTTCCCGTTGTCCCGCCACTACCTCAACCCGCGCCCCGATCTGCCCAAATGGAACCGCTCCTGGGCTTCTCTCTGCCGCTCTCCCAGGATCATCAGCACCGCTGACGGTTAGGTCACGAAGTTGCAGTGGTTCCGCCGCGCTTTGGCTTCACCGGCGTAGCCGGGTCCACCATCTCTAATGGTGGACTCTTGTCTAACGGTTAGACTTTTGAGGGTGTTTCCCCCTCCGCCGTATTCCTGTCATTCAATCATCAGAACGATTTCGCCTGATGCTGTTACCTCAGCGTAACTAATTGATTTCTCTAGTATTTTGTGTGCCAGTTCGCTGTCGCGCAAAGGCTGCATACCTTGCTTAACCAGCAACTTATTGATTTCTATAGCCTTTTTCCTCAGAGCGTCCTGCTCATCGGCTGTCAGTCGTAGATTTGTAGGCATTTTGCTATTACTCACGTAGGCATCTCCACAATCTTACATGTGTGCATGTGATATGCGTTGACGTGTGCGGGTTCCCCGGTTAACAATCGCCGCAAATGTTATTTGTGTGCACGCACTCATGCTCGACAAAATCCACCTCTTCGTACCGTTTCGGGTCGATGCCATCGCTACCAGCACCGGTAAGCGCGGCAACGAACTGCTTATGGTTGATCTGGAAGCCCTGGGCGTTCCGCTCCGTGCTACCAGCGTCCTGTCGGACGGGAAGGGTGGTTATCAGGTCGAGGACATTAGCCACGCTTGGGAATCCCTCTCCACCGGCTTTACGCCGTTGGCATTCAAGGTCTTTCACCAGTCGCTCGGCAAGCGCATCCAGCCCGGCGTCGAGCTGAAAGCCAGCCCGGCGAAGCTGCTCCAGGGGCACAACGTTTTCGGGCCTACCTCGATCCGCAAGGGCGGGGAGGTCATGCTTAAGTGGCTGGCCGGCTCCTACCCTAAGCTATGGGCTTTGCTGGACTGGCAGGCCGCCGAGGTCTACGGGATCGACTGCACCTATTCCGCCCGCCTTCCCGATCAGCGCACCGCTCTACAGCTCGTCCAGGCGCTTCGCGGTGTCAGCAACGGCCAGACCCGCAACCGTGGTGACGACTACGAAACCACGGCTTATTGGGGCTCCAAGGAAACCCGCCTTCGCAAGCTCAAGGCGTATCTCAAGGGCCCTGAGTTTCGCCGCCAGCTCGATGATGCCATCAAGGCCGCCAGAGCCTACGGCGGTGCCAACTTCGTTCCGTCCCAGGCGTTCGCGGCTCACCGGCTGCTGGCGGTTCTCCAGAACCCCGCGCTCCAGGAGTGGGCCGAAAACCTCCTTCGTCTCGAAGCCACTGTTATGCATCGCTGGCTCGAACGCAGAAACATCCCGACGAATCTATGGGCCCTTTGCGACTACCAGGAACGACTGGAAGAGCAGGGGAGTTGTTTTATTCAGTGGTGTTGGGAACAAGTAACCAAAGAATTGTTTGCGGCCTTTGAAGGTATCTCCATGCGAGTAATTAACGATGACAAAGTGCTGGCCGCACTTAAAGCCCGGTGGACCAAAGAAACGAAGTCCGGGAAATTGTCCGAGGCCTATGCGCTCAATTTGTTTCGCACATATCGCAGCCTGAAAGAATACGGCTGGGAAGAAACCATGGCATCTATGAACCGTGCCAGTTTCTACAACCATGTTCGTGATATTTGCGAATGCGGACTTTCGAAGGCTGCACTTCAGAAGTTGAAGATGGACGATCAGAAGAACAACGTTGTTCCGATCCTGCGCTTCCTGCAAGTTGACTTTAGTGCTCAACGCCCTGGTTGGTACGTAGAGCCATCGGTGGAGGCTGCATGATGATTTATGAAGGTCTCGTTTCTAAATGCCATTGGTGCCGCTGCGCTTCTGAGTGCTCGTCATGTGAGCTTCTGAATGGCGAGAAGGTTCCTCTTTGCGCGTCCTGCGAAAACGAACTAAACCAGCAGATCGAAGATTCCTGGCTTCCAGAAGAAGACGATTAATGGAGGCTGCATGATTGCTGCAACGATAAATCTCCTGGTCGTCACTATGTGCGGATTGTTGGCAATTCACTTTCTCGGGCGCTGGGCCCGTTCATAACCGAGGTATTTACCATGCTGGTACAAATGGGCCTGTGCAAGGGCATCGCGTCGAAAGAAAAGATGAATGGCATCATCGAACACTACCTGGTGCTTACTGCTCCTGGTAAAGACCAGTTCGGCCAAGAAACCGAACAGTCGGTCGGCCTGAAAGTCTCCAAACGCCAACTCGATTCCGGTATCGAAAATGCCTACAAGAAGTACATCGGCCAGCAAGTAGCTGTCCCTGTATATGCCAAAGCGTGGAAGTCCAAAACGGGCACTGCTTTCGGCATGGACCTCTGGCTCTCGGATGACGGCCTGCCTGTACCAGTTCAGCGCGTACAACCGCGTCCTGCTGTTGTTGCAGGCGCTAACTAACAATGAATTTTCTCGGCTGTGATGGGACTTGGACGCTTGGCGCTGCTGGTGACATTGGCTGCGCTGGCGAACTTCGTTCCTTCACGGTCGAGGAATTGAAGTCGGAAGTTTCTCCGGCTTCATTAACTATCGAGGATGCTGATGATCTGCTGATGTTAACTCTGCCGGTTTTCGTTGCAGTCTTTACGGTCCTCGTTATCAAGAAAGTCCTCTAGGAGTATTACCCATGAAAATGATGAACACTGTTCGCAAGTATGGCCGTCAGGTTGCTGCCGGCTCTGCTGTTCTGGTCGCTGGCATCGCTCCGGCAATGGCCGCTGTCGATGAAGGCGTTACCACTGCTCTCGGCGATGCGAAGGCCGATGTGGCTACCGTTGGCGGCCTCGTGCTGGTCGTTCTCGTTGCCGCTGCGGCTTTCAAGTACGTGCGCCGCGCTCTTTAATCGGGCGTTGTTCACTTGGGCGCCCTGGAAACTCGGCGCCCTTTTTTTATCAATTTAACGCCCCGTTTTTTGCGGAATCAGCGACGTAGGAGCGATCCGCAAAAACGGGCGTGGTATTCGATCATGACTATAGACCCAGCTACTTATTATCTAATCGTAACCACGCTCGCTTTTGCGGCGCTTTTCTTTGGGCGGGTTTGAATATGAAAAGGATTTTTGCAGTTTTGGCGGCTTTGCTGCTTTGGCATTCGCCCGCTAGTGCTCAGGACTATTATTGGACCGTTATTCTTGCGAGCGTTAGTTATGTGGATTCAAGCCCGCTAGCTGCTTGCAGTACGGCTGCTGCGGCTCACTCTTACACTGTTAAAAGCGTTGATCGTATTCGCGACACCCAGTTTAGATGTGATTTTCGTAGACCCGATGGCGGTTCGGCTGGTGCTTATGCAAATCGTTCCGGCTCTTCCTGTTCGTCTGGCTCGGAATACAATCCCGCTACTGGTGAGTGCGTTGCACCTGAAGAGGACCAATGCGCGTCTACCGAAGGTCAAGTAATTGACCATGAATATAACGGCGGTCCGCTTGATCGCCCTGGTCCGCCTGATGCGCCGCCGTCTGCTATCTGTGAGAGTCAATGCCAATACACGCGCACTAATGTTGTTAAGGGCTGCTCTCGTTTCCTTGATGGCGATAATCTTACTGATGTGTTTTGTACGGTTGAATACAAGGGCAATGGAAGTTCTTGCACTTCGGGCAATCCTTCGCCTGGAAGTCCATTTGATCAGCCTCCCAGCAAGCCACCAACCAAGGCAGACCCGACGTTTTCGAAAGATAATAAGTGTGGTGACTGGGTTACTCAGCCTGATGGGACGCAGACGCGTTCCTGCAGCTCAACATCTGAAAGTAAGGTTCCCGGCAAGGTTGATTGCACTGGCGATAGTTGCAAGGCCGGTGTTCCGCCGCCTCAATACGATAAGACTGATACAAAGCAAGATACTGAAAAGAAAACCAATCCAGACGGTTCTACGTCGACCAAGACCGATACAACCACGGATAAAACGACATGCAAGGGTGTCGAGCCATGTAAGACAACCAGCAAAAAAGAAACTGAAACCGGGGAGGAGGATGCCGAAGGAAAGCCGGGGGATTCTGATTATGAATGTACGGGCACTGGCTGTGCTGAGGAGGAGGAAGATGAGGAAAAATCCTCTGTATCAGGCGAGGGCTGTGATGTTCCGGTGAGTTGTGAAGGTGATGCAATTCAGTGCGCGATTCTTCGGCAGCAGAAAGAAAGTCGATGCGCCATTGATGAGGCCATGAATTATGAGGACAACAAGTCAAAGATCGACCAACTTGTCCAGGGCGATGAATATCAGCTTGAAGAGGAAACGTTCCAGATTCCATCGTTCGCTACTGGTGCAACTCGTTTCCTTCCGTCAAGTGGCTGTCCTGCGCCTAGTAGGGCCACGCTTTCTAATGGCCGCTCGCTTCAGTTCGAATATGATCCGTTCTGCACTTTTGCAGAAGGTATTTCACCTGTTGTAGTAGCCTGCGCTCTTTTGTTTGCCGCGCTTTATGTTGGTCGTGGTTTAGGAGGTTCTTGATATGCACTTCGTCTATTTGGCAACGATGATTGGCTCTATTGTTGGGCCTATGCTCAAGAAGGCTATGCGCTTTATTGGTGTTGGTGTTGTTACCTATGTTGGGTTCAACCTCGTAATTAATGAAGCGAAGGACGCTCTTCTTGCGAAGTTCGGATCGCTCGATTCACCTATCCAGCAGTTGCTAGGGCTTGCGCAAATAGATGTTGCGATCAACATTATGTTTGCCGCTGTTGCGACTAGGGCACTTATGGCTGGTTTCAACTCCAAGGATCGCAGCGGGCGCTACAAATTCTTAACCGGTCAGGGGGAGGGCTGA